AGACTCACCTGTGCCGTCAGAAATGTTTGTAAATTTCATAACGACATGCTTGTCACCGTCAAAAAGGGTTTGTGATGTTACTGCATCAGCCATGTTATCCCCCTAATTACGCTTCGTAGCCAAACAGTTCTATAAGTAACTTTCCTGCTGTGTAGTCTGCGTTTGTTGTATCACCTAATGTCAAATATAGAAACTCATCGGCTGCTGGAACTGCTGTGAATATAACAACACTACCTAGTGTAGCATCTCCTGCGTTTACCAATAATGTTTCAGTTAAACCACTGATCGCACCATCTTCGACACCTGTGCCTTCAGTGGCTGAGTGTACGTTGATATCTGGATCACCACCAGTAGGAGCTTCAAAGCAAGTCATTCTACCTGCTAGGATAGTTCCGTTTCTGGCTGCCGTAATTTGACCGATGTGACATACGTTTGATGTTCCGTCTACACCGATGATATCACCACTAGCTGTTGATCGTAGACCTGTAAGATCAATCAATATACTTGTCTTAATAATACCACCTTCTCTGATCACAGAACTTCTGTATATAGTGCCTGTACCTCCAGTGATACCAGTGCCTGCCTCTGTAGCTAGTTTGTTTGCATCAAGTGAGGCAAAACCAGCCGATGATATAGACATCTGCGTGGTTTCTGCTCCTGTCGCTGCTGTTGTGGCTATTGAAGAGTAACCACCCTCAGAACGTAATGTTCCTTTAAAAGTTGTGTTTGCCATCTTAATCTCCTTGTCTTGGCAAGTCAGCTTTCGCTGTCAAGGTGAAAGTCAAAGGGGGCTGTTAAGCCCCCCTTAGTTTGCTAGTTTACGCAGCTCCTGTTGAACCGTAAATTCCAAGTGGATCAGATACACCGAAAGAGTATCTCTCTCTCGCTTTGTATCTTACGTTTCCAGTGTTGAAATCTCCGTCCATGCCAGTAGCCATAGGAGTTCTAACGAAATGCTTCATTCCGTTTGGAACGTCTGTGATTATAAAGAACGCATCGCTATCTGTAAGATAATGATTAACCCTATATCCCTCTGGGATAGACCCATTAGTCTTGATAGCGTTAATGTCATTATCAGCAGTTCCCACTCTTAAATCTGTTTGTAGCAATCTAGTTGCTGTAAACATCAATGCTGGTGGAACGATCAGCTTCCTTGGCTTTGCTGCAATCAATAGACCTCTTTCATCCACGAAAGCTGCAATATCGATTACTGCTTGCTCAAGGGATGTTTCGTTAAGGTCTGCTGCTGTTGATGGTTGGTTTCTGTTATTACCACCTGCCACGGTTCCGTGGGAGGCACTAAATAAAAATGCTCCATCACCAGAAGTGAATGTATCAAAACCAGTGTTTAGAAGTGACGCTGCTTTTGTTTGCTTGGTATAAGCCATAGCTCTAGCAAGTGCTTTTGTATAACGAGCTGATAGGCTGTCATACAAATTGTCTTCCATAGCTTCCTCTGTAATAGAGAAACCCATAGCCACTGTCTCGTGATTAAAACGAGCAGTGAATGACTCTTGTGCTACATCATAAGAGATGGATGCACCTTCTTGCTTCACTGGAGCTGCACCGAACCCTGATAGCTTTACTTCTTCCTCAAAACTTCTGTCGGAGTTTTCAGTTTCATAAATTTCAGCGTGTTCGTTCTCATAGCCGTCATACTCCAATCCAAACAATGCGTTTAGACCTGGTAGTAACTCTTTTAAGAGATTTGCTCTACTCATAACTGCCATGATTAGCCTCCTCCTGGTGCTGCGCCTGAAACGACACCTACACCTAATTGATGACCTGTATTAAACTTACAG